TTGGGCGGATGACCAATCCAGAAAGAAATGTGGTAGTAAATACCTCAAAGGTACAAACATTTTATTCCGACTCTTCGGGCAGAACTATAATAGAGCTACGAAGAAGCTCAATTAGAGTCAAAGAAACTTACGAAGAAATAAAAAATATTTTGATAGAAATAAGTTAGACTCTTTCTGTATTCATTCTTATCTCTCTACCATCGGGGTTGATCATTTTGGTAACATAATAATCAACCCCGTCTATCGTTTCTACGACAGTAAATATCGCAGACCTGTTAGCGCCCACTTCCGGAGCAGCTCTTCCGCTTACAACATTAAATTGAACGGTAGGAGCATCGTGTATAACGGTAAATCTATTGCTCGCTGTCTGTTGGTCGGTCTGTACGCCTTTGACTGTTATAGTAGCGTCTTGACCTTCAGAAATAGTAAACTTGGGAACTATAGCCGCTATTCCAGAATCAGAGTTTACAGTAAATGAAGCATTCCCCGAACTACTTACAGTAGTGAAAACCACCTCAGAAGCGTCATTAAATCCAGAGCCTACTAAATTTACAGTTGAGCCAGTTATGCCCTCCAAAGGAGAAAAAGAGGTAACTGAAACTGGCCTAATAATCTCTATTTGACCGCCAGATATTTGACTTGTAGCAATTCCTCTTGAGCTATCTACAACCAAAAATCCTGAGCCCACTTCCAAGCTACTAGAAGGAAAGGAAAATCTAATTAGCTTATTAGTTACGTTTACAAAATCAGAAGTGCCAGTTATAGTCCCTGCGCCCGATCCAGAAATGAATACGCCAGTAACAGGCTTTAAATTATCTCCGCTAATAAAGCCGGATATATTGCTGTTGAATTTAGTTCCAGTTGATATACCAGATATAACAGGAGATGGGTATACTATATTATAAAAATCACTAGTGACTATCTTGTTTATGTTCTCGTTTGTTTTTGAGGCGGAGAAATCATAGCTCTCAGATAAGTAATCCTCCCAAGCGTTCAATATAAAAAATTGGCCACTACCAGTAAACTCTTCGCCAATGTCTAGCTTGAAAATAGACAAGTTCTTTCCGTCTTCGCCGCTAACTTTTTCATAAGATTTTATATCGTAAAAACTGTTTTTGCCTTCGCCTGTAATGCCTATTACATTTTCTCCAGACTTAAATGCGCCTATAGAATTTATACCTGTAATTTCTATTTCTTGATTTAAGTTCAAGCTAAGAGAGCTGTCTCCACTTACGCCAGACACAGTTGCCAAAGGAAAGAAGCTGCTTTCAGTTGTTAAAAGAGAATCATTATTTGATCCAGTAACTAAAATTTTAGAAGAAACTACTTCTCTTGGTATGCGTGAGTTGAAGGAGAAGATATCTCCGGTTATGTTCGAACTAGAGCCCTGCGTACCGGACACAATTGACCCAAATTCGTCTCGAAAAGAAGCGTTTAGCCCAGAAAAGAAGGATCCGCTAAAAGTTACCTGTTCGTCAAAAGTAGCGTATACGTCTGAGTCTCCCGATATTTTAGCTATGTTAAAATTTTGTGTCCCTGTTGCGACTCTTCCGAATCTGTCAACTACTCTTAAATTGCCTGAGAAAGCGTTTTGGGGCAAATCTAAGAATATTGAGTTGGGACTTTTAGAGGCAAAAGTAGACTGATGTACGTCTTGCCCGAGGCTATTGAAAAATATTACTTCATTTACTAGATTTAAATTTGTTCCAAGCACTGAAAGTCTTTGGCCTTCTGAAAATACAGAGTAAGTTAGAGGAGACTTGGGACTTGGTGAAAGTCCTGTTACTTGAGGAATGTCAGGCACCAAGGAGAACTTTTTATTTGAAAACTTATTGCCTCCGCTGGTTACAACTTGGAAAAAGTCAGAAGTCGCGCCAGAAGGAATCTTAAAAGACGCGCCTGTAGTGGTTAAAGATGTTAAATCTGAAACAGCTTTGCCGCCCAAAGTTATACCATCGTTTTTAAATCCGCTGAAAAATCCGCTTGCCTTCACAGTATCTCCAGCAACTCCAGATAATGGAGTAAATCCGCTGAATATGGGCTCTTTAAATACTGAGATAGCTTGAGATAAATTGCTGGCCCCGCCAATGTTCTCTACTTGTAAAACAATTCCTGTAGTCTTAAATGATTCTGGATAATTAAAATTTGTTTTAACATAAGTAGTATTATCAGAACTAACTAAAGACCCGACTACTTTAGTCGAACCTAAACTACCACTCGTAACAGAGTCTATAAAATTAATTTTCGAATCTTCAAATAGGTTTAATCCAGTTATAGAACCTGTTAACGCTGGCTCTTTGGGCGTGTTTGGATCTCCTAAAACGTTTTCTATAACAGGTTTACCAACTACGTAAAACCCACTTTTTAAAGTATTTGAAGTGCCAAAATCGCCACTTAACTTTATATCTACATGCAAAGAAGCTTGGCCGCTGGAGTAGCCCGACTGGAACCCAGTAGGAATCTTAACTTCTAATTTATCTTTTTGCTTACTAGGCACTATACCAGACCCAGTAATTGTATAACTCACTGTAGAATCAGACGTGCTGGTAAAGTTTACCCCAGTTATACTTACTAAATTTTTACCTGTTATATTTACCCTACTTCCAGTTATTCCGTAAGATGGACTCACGCCTGATATACTTGGCACTTTACCACTTACATATATATATTTTCCTCCGCTGTATAGCGAACCTAAATCGCTATAAAGAGAAACTAAATTTAATCCTGTTTTTACATTATTGGGAACTTCTCCGGTTATTAAATTAGGCCCAAGTAATTTAAATTTATTGGTATCTACTCCGCCAAATCTAACTTTTACAAAGTCTCCACTTTCATAAGATAATGTTCCGCTGAAAAAGTTGCTTCCATTTATAGTGGCGGTTCCTTTGCCAAAAACCCCAGAGGGAGTTACAGAATTTATTACAACATCATGGTTAAAGATACTTTCAGGGTTTTCTCCAGTAACGGACTCATTAGTCTGAGTCAGCAATATTAAATTTCCTCTTGTTGCGCCTGTTGGGACCGTAACCTGAAGAGAATCGTTAGTAACGTTTATGGGCGATATTAAAGAGTCTATTCCATTAAACTGCACAGATTGAACGCTTGTTAAAGAACTCCCATTTACAGTTAAGATTTCGCCCGCTCTCAAGCTTTTAAAGCTTAAAGATTTTATTTGAGGTCTGGAGGTGAAATAATCAGAAAAAGTGGCAGTATTATAAGTAGTTCCCAAATCTCCACTTCTAAGAGAGGAATGAATCTGTATTCTGGACTGTCCTGCATTTTTCGGCACAGAAGCTTCTATATTAGTTGGCGACAATACGTTGAACGAAGCTTCTTCAGTGCCAAATCTAACATTTGTAATTTTATAAAAGTTAGATCCGTTTATAGAAACTATATCATTTACTTTTCCTTTGGAAGGAGCAAAAGAAGTCAAGTTTATTTTATCAGCCTCTTTTAGTCTGACAACTTGCTCTCCTAAGCTCACGCTAGACCCATCGCTATCTATCACAAATACCTCAGAGGTGCTTACGTCGGGAGGCAAAGCTCCACTTATGCCAGTTGTGCCTTGTATAATTAAAAGGTCAGAGCTTATATTAACGTCTCCCCACTTAACTCTATCTGTTGTTTCTAAGTCGGAGCCGCTTATAAAGAAGCCTGAGTTTGGATTATATATTTCTGGCATTTTAGTAGTTTAGTGGTATTGTTGTCGGATTGTAGTCATCTCCCGCTCCTTGGAATACTGGCCTAGCCGTGGATTTTATACCTAGTATTTTTGTCTCTGAAGTGTGGTTATTGGTTACTATTGCTAGTTGGTGACTGACCCTTGACCCAACTGAAGCCTGCATAGCCCTAGACTGCAAAGTTCCAAAGCATGTAAAGTTTTCTACATTAGTTGAATCATTATGTTTTGATAAATTTATTTTAAAGTTTGCTGTTATACCATTGTAAGGCATATATCCTGTAGGGTTGTCTACTTGAATGCCCATTGAAACACTTTTCTTGCCAAAGTATATTCTGTCTGGAACAGTATTGCCCGCTGAATAAACTGGGTTTATTTCAGATGTATAGTTATAACTTGCATTTAAAAAATCGTTTATCTCTCCTAGCTCGCTAGAAGATGTATTTACAAAGGTTATATTCTTACAGTTTAGTATTTCTTCCTTTGGTATATCTTCTTCAGTCTGCACGAACTCTCCTTGCAGGTCGTCAAAAAATACTAATGTTGAATTTGCTATTACTGGAGAATTTGGCTCAAATTCTATTGAGTAGCTTTGCAAGTACCCGCTTGTAAAAGTCAGCCCGCCAAAACTTCCTGTTATTATTTGGCCTTGGTTACTCCTACCGTCTCTTCCTATTAACTCTCCTTGTGATCCTATAAAGTTTTTTATGGTATCTAAATCTCCAGTCAAGTAATGCGAAAAGCTTATTGTTGAACCAACGCCATTTGAAGCAACATAATTTTTCGAATGCCTTTGGCCAGCGTCATATTTTGGGTCTATGGATGTAGCTATATCTAGAGAACATTGAGTAGCCAAAATATCTACTTCATTTAAAGACAGCTTTATGTTTTTAGCGGCAAAAATCATTAATAAAAACTCCTTATTGTTTTTTCTGTTTCAGCCACGCCTCCGCCTCCAACAGATACTTGAGTGTTTGTTAAAACTGGATTTTCCATTATTACAGAAATAGTATTAGCGTTATCTATACTTTTTATATTTAACTTGAAGTCTTCTCCTTTTCCTGTAAAAGCTATTCCAGTCTCGTAAACATTTTCAGTAACTCTGACCTCTTCATTTGCAGAGTGATACATGAACGTTGATGGAAACTCTTGGCCTAGACTATAAACAGGCTCGTACTCGAAATTGATTGAGTAATCTACGGATTGTAGAACTCCAGTTTCATTTGAGCTAGTAATTGTCGCTGGTGAGCCAGCAGTCATAAAAGCCGAATATGCCGAATGCCCAACTCCAGAAGCTATTGAAGACTTGCTATTTCTATCAACAGCTTGGGCTTTTAGCTCTCCAGACGCAGGCAAATCTTGCCCAGATCCGAATAGCTCAAAATTCACACTGCACTGAACTGGCGCGTAAGGGGTTAAGTTAAAAGTATATGAAGTTAGCAAGCCCTCCCCGCTAATTCCTCCAAAACGTATTGCTATGCCAGATGTCTGCGGCTTCTTTGAAGTCTTTAACCCATTTGCAACATGGTTTATGATATTGAAATCCCCTTTGATCTGATAATCTGGGTTTGTAAGCCCAGTTAATACAGGTGTGTAGGAAAAAGAAATACTTGCCGTCCTTGCTCCTGCTGGTGCCTGCTCCGCGACTCCTTTCTTTCCTATAGAATATACTGGCTGAAGCTCTGCTGCTTCACTTAGGCTGCAATCATAGGCTAGAATTTTTTCTTTCCTAGAGCCGTACTCTATTATCAAAGGTATCTTGTCGTATCTGATTGAAGCCATCTTAGTTCCTTAGTATAGTCCCGACTAAAGTAAAGTCTATTTCTACATTTCCATTATTATCTGACTGATATTGCTCAGAGACTAGTAGCATGTTGTCAAAAGAGAAAGTTTTTATATTTTCTGTTGAATTATTTTTATTTATTTCTACATTTACATTCTTAAACACAGTTTCCTCCGGAACAAATCTCATGTTTTTAATTTTGTAGTCGTCGGCATCTATAGAAAATTGCAGAGTTACATTCAAAGGAGAGTCAGAAACTACTTCTGAGGGAGTCTTGTCGTTAAAAGCATACACTGGAGTTCTTGGAGACTGTATGTCAATAGAATAGCTATTGACTCTATTTGATACAGCCTCATCTAAGTCAATACTTATTGAATTGTATCCGGCTATTTTTAATTCTGTATCGTGAGGTGTTATTGAATCAAAATCTACATAATTTCCCGTTCCCATTTCTCCGTAAATTTCTGCGCTCATGCTTGTTGAAGGAATCTCTCCTATTGAGCAAGAGGAAGAGTAGGAAGTCAGGTACGCCTCTGTGAACTCCACTTTTTCATTTTTGTACTCTATTTGGCCGCTGAAAGGCAGCTCCCCTGTAAAGCCTACGAAGAAATCATCGTAAACCATTAAGCTATTAGCTTGTATTGAGGCAGTTTGAGGAGAATTTGGCGCGTAGATTACTTTTTCTAGCCCTAGGGTAGATATCGGGGCGGCAGTCGTTTCATAGCCGAAAGAAAGGCTCTGAAGCGCGTTAACGCCGGTGCCGTTAACCGCCAACTTTTGACCTTCTCTCCTTATCCTTGATAACATCTACATTATTTACACTTTTTAGTGTAATATTTTGAGAGGTATAAGGAAAAATGGCTGACGAAAATAGCATTTACAATATAACAGAACATGATGCTGCGGTGACCTATGATAAAGATAGTATTGTAGCGTCGTTTGAACGCTTTACGCCGTCAAATATCCCTAAATCAGTAAAATACTACTATAGCACCTCAAACAATAATCTAAACAATACTCCATCTCCTGACTCTAGTATTTGGGGCGGCGTAACTAAAGTGGAAGGCAAAAATAAACCTAAATTTATTTGGAAGCCTTCCTATAATTTATCAGTTAATCACACTCCAAGAACAATTAACATATCTTTCGGAAATGGATACGAGCAAAGATTTCAAGATGGTATCTTTAATGATTTGATAAAAATTAACTTAAAATTTGAACATAGAGATATTAAAGAAGCTAAAGCAATAAATCATTTCTTAAAATCAAGAAAAGGTGTTGAATCATTTGTTTTTGAAAACATACAAGAACCTCATAATGACTTGACCGCCGGAGGACATGTCAAACTTTTTATATGTAAAACTTGGGATAGTGAATTTGTTTTCTATAATAATTATACAATAACTGCACAATTTGAACAAGTTAGCGTCTAATGCCAGATCAGTACAATATAATGGATAAAACTCAGGCTAAGACTTCAATCAAGTCTTTAATGTTTGAGGCTTCCAAGCTAGACCCATCTGCTTTAATGCATTTTTTTGAAATAGATTTAAGCAGCGTAGTAAAATCTATTAATTCCAGCTTAGTCCAAGATGCAAATGAAGTAGATATAGACTTCACTGCCGAAAGTGGAGAAGAGAACATATTGAGATTTCATAACAACATAAAAGTCATGAACTCTTATATAACTTGGCAGGGGAATGTGTATTTTCCAATACCAATAGAGGCTCAAGGCTTTGATATAAGCTCTAGAGGAACCTTACCAACTCCAACCTTAAGACTTACCGCACAAAATGAAGAAGGCATCGGTGCGTTAAAAATACTAAGGAGAACAATAGATAAATACGGCGATATTGTTGGGGCTAAAGTTACAAGAATCAGAACTTTCGCTAAATACTTAGACTCTGCAAACTTTTCAGATATCAGCCAGCCCAACAAGTCACAAGGAAGCTATGCCTCAAGCTTCCCAGATGGGTACGAGCCTGACCCTTACTCAGAATTTCCTAGAGACATATTTTATGTAGAAAGAAAAACAAACGAAAACAAAGTAAACTTAGAATATGAACTTAGCGCTTTAATGGATGTAGAAGGCATAAAACTTCCAAGAAGAGTTGTCCTTTCCCAAAAGTGCGGATTTACTTACAGAGGGTGCGGATGTTTTTATGAAGGAGACGGAAATACAGCGCAAACTCAAGCCGACCATTTATATACTAAATGTGAACTAAAAAGATCAGAGTTGTCTCTACCTGAATCTGCGCCGCCAGTCTACACAGTTAGAGATGAGAGTATTAAATATATGCTCGGCGGTATTAACTTAACAGACAAGGGATCTTGGGAAAATCAACCTTACTTCAAAGGGGATTTCGTCTACGTGTTGAAAAACAATATCAAGTATTACTTTGTGGCCAGAAAGAATATACCTTCCGGAGAAGGGGCAAAGTATGCCCCGCCAAACCCAGATTACTGGATTGCCGACATGTGCTCAAAGACCCTTCAGGGCTGTAGAAAAAGGTGGGGAGCAAATGGCGCCGTAGTAGTCGGAGAAAATAGCGACTTCGCAAAAGGAGAGCTGCAATTTGGAGGTTTTCCAAATGCAACCAGATTAGACCAAACAATGTAAAATGACTTTATCCGACGAAGCAAAATTTGAAATTAAAAAGCATGCTTTAGAAAATTCTAAAGAGGAATGCTGCGGTTTGCTCGTGGAAACTAAAAACGATTTTGATCTAAAAGTGTTAAGATGCGAAAACTTGGCCGAAAATAAAAGCAGCTTTTTTTCTCTTAATCCAAAAGATTTTCTGAGGGGCTCCATGCTTGGGAAAATAAAAGCAATCTACCACTCACATATTACAGACAATGAAAATTTCAGTGAGGCCGACAAAGAGAATAGTAGAAAGCATAAAATAGACTACATTCTATATAACACGAAAAAAGATTCATTTCATTTTTACGGTTACAAAAGTAACTCTATCAGTGAAATTTCCAAAGAATTTATTTGGGGCGTGGCTGACTGCATAATCTTAGTTAAAGAATATCTAAACAAAAACAATATACCTTTTGACATGCCTGAGTCCCACTACAAAGCTAGGCATAATAAATCTTGGAGCTCTAAATGGTTTGAAAAATTCCCAAATGCCATACAAGATATAATTACAGTAAACAAAGACTTTAAAAAATTAGACAAAAAAGAAGAGATGAAGAAAAATGACATATTATGTATGTGCATTTTCAAAAGTAAAGCCACACCAATTTACGATCATTTTGCAATATATTTGGGAGAAAACAAAATTTATCATCATGCTGTAAATAGATACCCAGCCATAGAAGAACTGGGTAAATTTTATAAAGCAAAACTCGTAGACGTGTATAGATATTATAAAAATGAAGGATAAACTAGTTTCAATAAAACTGCACGGAGTCTTAGCTGACCAAATCGGCAGAGACATCTGGAAGCTATCTGTTTCTTCTGTTGGAGAAGCTCTCAGGGCCATTGACGCGCAAAGCAAAAAGCTTTTTAGCAGCTTCATACAAAACGATAAAGATAATATAAAATATAGAGTCCTAATTAACAATAAAGATTTTTTATACGACGAGTCTCAGGATTTGAACACTGAAGAAGGCGTACGCTCTTCAGAGCTTGCCATGAATCACAAAAACTTAGAGTCAATAGACATTGTTCCGGTTATAGAAGGTGCTGATTTTAAAGATGTGTTCGCGATAGTTACAGGAATAGTATTAATTGCTTTGGGAGTTTGGGTTGGCGTTGGGACTTTTTTAGGAGGAAGCTTGGTAGTTGGAGGTATCGGTCTTATGGCTGCCGGAATAGCCAACTTACTTATGCCGATGCCAGAGTTCGGAGATTTTAGAGAAATAGAAGGAGGCGGTAGGCGATCTTATTTATTTTCTGGGCCAGAAAACACTGTTAGGGAAGGTGGGCCTGTTTATATAGGGTACGGAAGACTTTTGGTTGGAAGCCAAGTAATACAGTCTTCAATACAAACTTTTGACGTTGCTTCCGGAGAAACAAAAAATAGAAAAATTGGAGACTTGACCAAGTATCCTTACTGGGGAGAAGAATACTACGGCTTAGACTATAGAGACAAAGTTAAAAATAATGCTGGAACGGTTCAAAAAATGATAGCGCAGAGAAGAAAAGACTGGACGAGTACCAAAGGCAAAGCGGATGAATGCGGACCAGAAAACAAAATTATTAAACACGGAACTACAATCGTTACAGCAGACGGAGACGATTTTATAGTCGATAGAAACTAAAATGTCAAAAGGAGACGTACCAGAGCCACGTCAGGCAATATTTGATGAATTGGGAGTAGCAAGGACTGGCGATCCTACCGGTCTATATGTATCTCTTTCTGAAATAGATGTAGTAGACCTAA